GAAGCATACGAATTATTAAAAATGGGTGCGTTAGATGGTCTTTCAATAGGCTTTAAAATAAACCCTGAAGAAGTTTCATATGATAGACGTTCTAACAAACGGATTATTAAAGAAGTAGACTTAATGGAAGTTAGTCTTGTTACTTTCCCAATGAATCCACAGGCAACTGTGCGTTCTGTGAAGGGTCAAGAGATTTCTATAAGAGAATGGGAAAAAGGGATGCGTGATGCTTTCAATCTTTCTCGTTCAGAATCCAAGATGGCTGCAAAAGCAGTCACAGATGTATTTGTTCAACGAGAGGTTGATACGAGTGCTGAATTGGTAGATGCCATAAAGAACTTAACTTTAACCCTTAAATCTTAGGAGATTATTATGTCGGAAGATATAAAAAATGCTATCTCTGATCTAGGTCAAACTTTCAACGAATTCAAGAAAGTAAATGATGAAAGATTAGATAGTATAGAAAAAGGCGAAAGTACAGCGTATGTAGATGAGAAAATGACTAAGTTAGAAGCCAAGATGGATTCTTACGAGGACATGAATCAAAAACTTACTGTTGCACAAAAAAACGCTGAAGAAATCAAGTCGCAAATGGCTGAACTACAAACTGTAGTAACAAGACCGAATTCAGGTTTTGAGTCCAAGCAAGTTGATGATTACCTAAACGCTTTTGATTCATATTGCAGAAAAGGACTGGAAGGTCTTGACGGTGCAGAAAGAAAAGCATTGACAGTAAGTAATGATAACACTGGTGGTTATTTAGCACCTCCTGAATATGTGAGAGAGTTACTGAAGACAGTAACAGAAATTTCACCTATCAGAAGTATTGCTAGATTAAGAAGCACAAGTAGTAGAAGCATCCAAGTTCCTAAAAGAACTGGACAATTCGCTGCTCAGTGGGTCGCTGAAAGTGGTACTAGGTCTGAAACAGCAGGTTACACTGTTGGTCTTGAAGAAATACCTGCACATGAGCAATATGCTCTAGTAGATATCTCTGAGCAAGATTTAGAAGACTCAGTATTCAATCTAGAAGCTGAAATGCAATCAGAGTTTAGTGAGCAATTCGCTAAAGCTGAAGGAACTGCATTTGTAAACGGTAATGCTGTAGGCAAACCTGAAGGATTTATGACTAATGCTAACATTGGTTTTGTAAATTCAGGTGACGCAGACGAAATTACTGCTGATGGACTTATATCGCTTGTGCATTCAATTAAGAATCCTTATTCAAACAATGGAACTTTTGTTTTTAACAGAAGCTCATTAGCTAAAATAAGAAAACTTAAAGACACTGCAGGGCAATATGTATTCCAAGCAGGAATGATGCTTACTGGTGGAGTTACTAACTCTATCTTAGGACAAAGCTATGTTGAAGCTACTGATATGCCAAGTGAAGGTGCTAACACTTTCCCTGTTGCATTTGGTGACTTTAGACGTGGGTATATGATTGTAGACAGAGTATCTTTAGCTGTTCTAAGAGACCCTTTCACACAAGCTACTACTGGTAATGTAAGATACATTGCTAGAAGAAGAGTTGGTGGACAGGTGATTCTTCCTGAAGCTATCGCTAAACTTAAATGTTCAACTTAATAAGGAGTAATTAATGCAAAATTTAACGCAAAATATTAAAATAGTGAACTCACTAATAAACAAGGTAAATACTGCTGATGCTAATGGCACTGGTGTGGATTTACAGGGTTTTGAATCAGCATTGGCTATTGTTTCTGTTGGGGCTGAAGGTGATACTTTAGCTGCTAACCTTAACTTCCAAGTTCGTATAGAGCATTCTGATGATAATTCTACTTTTACTCGTCTAGTACAAGCAGATATTGTCAATGGAACTATTGCTGCAAATGGAGTGTGGTTGATACTTGACGGTACTACTGGCGGCGATCCGGGAACTGCAGGTGACAACTGGCAGGTTGGTTATGTGGGTGGTAAAAGGTATGTAAGATTGGTTTTATTTAAAACAGGAACTCATTCAACAGGTACGCCTTTGAGTGGGAATTTTGTTCTAAGCAGACCAAGAAATGCACCTACACCGAATGTTATTCATAACGTGTAATTGAA